TCTGTGAGACAGGAACCAGCTATGCCGCTTTCATCAGACGATAAACATGGCAACTGATTTTGCTGATCCGTGCCAGCGCGCGGCTGCGCTGCGCGATGCCTATTTCAACCTGATCGCGGGCGCCAACGAGACACTGATCCGCTTTCGCGGCCCGAACGGCGAACAGGAAGTCCGCTTCGGCCAGGGCAAGGTCGAGCTGCTCAAATCCGAATGGGAGGCGGCGGAGAACGCCTGCGCGGTTGCCAACGGCACGGCGAACGCGCACCGGCGCTACGCGATCCGCGCCGGCGCCAGGCGGCAGCCGGGATACGATTTCTGGACCATCCCGTCCTGGTTTTTCGCGCCATGACGGAGCGATCGATGACGATTCTCGCGAGGATCGCAGGCAGCGTTCTGAACCGGCCGGTGATGATCCTGCCGGACAAGCTGGCGCTGATCGCGTTGGCCCTGGAAGGCCGGATCGGGATCGATGCCTCGTCGTTTGCCGACATCGAGGCGGAATATCTGAAACAGGCGCCTGACGCCTCGCGCTTCGTCGGCCAGTATGAACCGAACGACCCGAACAACCCGGCCGCCGGACGCAAGCCCTATCGCCAGACCGCCGAGGGCATAGCGGTGATCCCGGTGCTGGGTTCGCTGGTCAACCGCGGCGCCTGGGTCGGCGCCTGGTCCGGCCTGCAGAGCTATGAGGGATTGAAGTTCCAGCTGGCGGCGGCGGCGGCTGACGCCTCGGTGACATCGATCATCCTCGACATCGACAGCCCGGGCGGCGAGGCGGTCGGCGCCTTCGAGGCAGGCGAGGCGGTGCGCGCGGCGGCCGGGGCAAAGCAGGTCATAGCCGTCGTCAACGGCATGGCGGCGAGCGCGGCCTATGCGATCGCCGCGCAGGCCTCGCGGATCGTCACGACCGCGTCGGGGATATCAGGGTCGATCGGCATCGTGATGCTGCACGCGGACTATTCGGTCGCGATCGCCAACCAGGGCATCAAACCGACGCTGATTTTTGCCGGCGCGCGCAAGGCCGACGGCAATCCCTATCAGCCGTTGACCGACAATGTCCGGGCCGAGCTGAAGGCCGAGGTCGACCGCTTTTACGATCTGTTCGTCACAGGCGTCGCGCAAGGGCGCCCCGGCCTGACGGAGGAAGCAATTCGCGCGACGGAGGCGCGAACCTATATCGGGGCCGACGCAGTCGCGGCCGGTCTTGCCGATGCCGTCGGCAGTTTTGAGAGCGTGCTGTCCGAACTGTCGGCGAAACCCGCGGCCCTCACCTTCAACAATCCGAAAGGACGAACCTCGATGACCCAGAAGACGTTTACGCAAGTCGACATTGACGCCGCCGTCAAGGCCGCGCTGGACGCGCAGACGGCCGCCGCCGCGGCTGCGGCCGCACCGGTGGCGGCCACTGGCCCGTCGGCCGCCGACGCCGTCAAGGCAGATCGCGACCGCATCGCCGCAGTCCGCGCGCTTTCCTAGGCCAAAGGCCGTGAAGACCTCGCGCTGACGCTGGCGACGACGACCGATCTGCCGGTCGATCAGATCAAGGCTGCGCTCGCCGCCGCGCCCGCCGGTGCTGCCGCCGATCGCGCTGGCGGCAGTGACCTCGGCCTGTCGGTCGCGCCGGCGAAGCTGGACGCCAACCCGCAAGCCGTGTCCGCCATGTGGGACGCGGCCCTGACCTCTCGCGGATTGAAGATCAGTGGCTGACGCCGGCTTATCCGCCAACCTCATCCCTCCCCGACAGACGGAGAAATTTCTATGCAGACGTTCACCGAAGCCCGTCATGCGGGCGAGTTCATCCTGAGCGAACTGGACGGCCACGGCAGCCGTGACAACATCACGATCGCGCTCAATCAGACGATCATTCCCGGCATGATCCTGGGCGCGACCGAAGTGGTGTCCGCCCTGACGTCGCAGGTCATCGCCGGCGCCGGCAACACCGGCAACGGCGTTCTGACGCTGGCGAACCCGGCAACGTCCAACACCGTGCAGGATGGCGACTACATCCTGACCGCGACGGATGCTGTGCATTTCAGCGTGCAGACCCCTGATGGTCACGAGATCGGCCCGCTGGCCGTCGGCCAGGCCTTCAACAAGGACGTCAAGCTTTCGATCGCGGCAGGCAGCACAGCCTTCGTCGCCGGCGACAGTTTTGTCGTCCGCGTCGGCGTCGAAGGCGGCGACCGCCAGTATGCGCCGCTGAACCCGGCGGCGAACGACGGGACGCAGAAGGCGGCCGCGATCGCGATCCATGGGGCGGTCACGGACGGCGTGACTACCGCGCAGATCGCGGCGATCACGCGCGTTTCTGAGGTGATCGGCCCGGCGCTGACCTGGCCTGCGGGCATCAGTGCGGCGCAGAAGGCCGAGGCGATGGTCCAGCTGCGCAAGGCGGGCATCAGCATCCGCTAAGGCGCGCACCCGCACCCAATCCGCCAATAGAGGGCGGCGTCTCCGGGCGCCGCCCGTTGTGTTTTCACCGTCCCCATCAACGTCATCACCAGCAAAGGACCAGCAGACCATGTTGGACATTTTCAATAACAACGCGTTCGGCGTGGTCGCGCTGACCGACGCGATCAACAGGCCGGTGTTCGCCCCGGGCCGGCTCGGGCAGATGGGCCTGTTCAGCGAACGCGGCGTCTCGACCACGGCGATCGTGCTGGAGCAGAAGGCCGGCAATTTGATCCTGCTCGCGCCGACCCCGCGCGGCGGACCGGGCGTGACGATCGACAAGAAGAAGGCCGACAGCCGCGCGATCATCGTCCCGCATTTCGAAATCAACGACGCGATCCAGGCGGACGAGGTGCAGGGCGTGCGCCAGTGGGGCACCGAGAACCAGCTGGCGACCGTGATGGGCATGGTCGCCGACCGCATCGGCATCCACGTCCCGTCGCATGACGTGACGCTGGAATATCAGCGCATGGGCGCGGTGAAGGGCGTCATCACCTATGCCGACGGCTCGGTGACCGACCTGTTCCAGCTGTTCGGCATCGCGCAGGACGACGAACTGGCGTTCAACCTTGCGACCCTCGCCAACGGCGCGTTCCGCAAGTTCTGCCAGGCGGTGATCCGCAAGATGGCGCAAAACCTTGACGGCCTGCCGTTCACCGGGGTGCGGGCGCTGTGCGGCGACAATTTCTTCGACGACATCCTGTCGAATCCGGAATATCGCGCGACCTATCTGAACCAGCCGAACGCCGACCGGCTGCGCGACCCCTACGTCAATTTCGGCGGCCAGACCTACGGCCAGGTCGAGTTCGGCGGCATCGTGTTCGAAAACTATCGCGGCTATGTCGGGGCGACCTCCTTCATCGACACCGACCGCTGCCATTTGTACCCGGTCGGGGTGCCGAACCTGTTCCGCACCTACTTCGCGCCGGCGGACTACATCGAGACCGTCAACACGGTGGGCAAGAAGCTCTATTTGAAGCAGTACCGGATGGAGAACGACAAGGGCGTCAACCTCGACAGCCAGATGAACGCGCTGTCGCTGTGCACCCGGCCGAAGGCGCTGTTGAAGGGGCGCCGGACCGCCTGACGGCGCGGGGACCTGATCCGGATTTTGCTTTCACGCAAGGAGGCTTTCGCCGATGCCAACACCGTTCACAGGCCGGGCCGCGCGGCTTGCCGCCTCGATCAACAAAGCGTTCGGCGAAAGTTTTACCTTCCTTCCGTTCACGTCTTCCGGCGATGTGAACCTTCCCAAAATACCCGACGCCGGCCGAACGCAATTCAACGTCACCGGCGTCTGGGATGGCCCGGCGAAGTCGGCGACCCCGCATGCGCGCGGCTCGATCCAGTATGACAATGCCCACAACTGGACCGCCTCAAAGCCGTCCGTTTCGGTGAGCGACGCGGCGCTGAACTGGACACCGAAGCACGGCGATCGCGTCAGGCGCCAGTTTGACGGCTCGGTTTATGAAATCAGCACGTCCGCCCCGGACGGTTTTGGCTCAACCTGTTTCTTCCTGACGGCGCGCCAATGACCCTTGCCAGAACTGCAATGCGGCTTGCCGCGATGAACGCACTCGCCGGCGCGGATGCGCATGGCGGTCCCACGATCGCAAACGATCGCGTCTATGACAGTCGCATCGCCGACCTCGATCCGGAAACCTTCCCCGACGACGCCAAGCCTGTGATCATCATCCTGACCGACGACGATGAGGGCGAACAGCTGTCGCGGCAGAATGGCGGGCCGCCGTTCCGGCGCAATATCGACCTGGTGTTCGAACTTGCGATGGTCATGAAGATCAGGGACGGGACGAACTTCACGCTTGGTTATCCCGACACCGACGCGCGGCTTGAAGCCGCGCTGGATGTGCTGGAATTCCAGGTCGCCAGGCGACTTGGATATGATCCGGCGCCGGCGGCGGTTCTGTTCCGGAAATTCATCCGGCCGCACAAGCACGAAAGCCACCGCCAGATCATGGACGATTCCGGCGTCAAGATCGCGGCCCGGCTCGTGACCTGGAACTGCGAAATCACCGACGACCAGATCGGCGTCTTCAATGCGGACGGCGCTGTTCCGGCGGGAGCGGGCGCGCTGCCTGAACCGCTGAAGACGATCGCGGCCAGCCTGCCTCCGGGCTCGTCAGGGGCGGATATTTGCAGCGCGATCATCGCGGCGCTCTCCCCGCTGACGGCGCCGCGGCTGAAAGGCATCGACATCAAGAACGACCTCGACCCGGTGAACAAGGCCGCGCCGACGGTCGAGCAGACCGTGAACTTCCCGCCGGCCTGACAGGGAGCCATCCATGTCCATGATCTACGTCCGGCCGCGCGAGGGCGGCCGGGTCCGGATGCCCGAACGCAATCTGATCCCGATGCCTGAGAAGGGCGCCTGGGTGCCGCGCAATGATTTCTACGAACGGCTTCTGATCGGCGGCGACGTCATCGCGTGTGATCCGCCGGCCGAAGACGGGCCGGCATCGCCAGAGCCGCACCCCGCCGCGCCTGATGCGCCGGCGGCCGGTTAAGCGCGGCCTCTCGCATCCCTCGTTTCCTCGCAAAGCAAGGACCTGATCCATGAGCGTGCAATTCCAGAACATTCCCGCCAACCTTCGCGTGCCGCTGTTTTACGCGGAAGTGAACGCGGGGCAATCGCCCTATCAGGGGCCGTCGCGGACGCTTCTGATCGGCCAGAAGACGGCGGGTGGCAGCGCGCCTGTCAACACGCCGGTGATCCTGTCGGGCGATCCGACGCAGCTTGCAGGCGCCGGCTCGATGCTGACGGAAATGGCGGTCTGGGCGCGGCAGAACAATCCGTTCGGCGAGATCTGGATGCTGCCGCTGGCCGACCCGCCCGGCACGACGCAGACCCACACCATTACGATCGCGCCTGGCATTGCCGGCAATGCGGGGACCATCAGCGTCTACATCGGTGGCGAGAAGGTCTCCATTGGCGTGGCGCCGGCCGACACCAACGCGACGATCGCGGCGAACCTGTCGGCTGCGATCAATCAGGGCTACACCAAGTTCGGCCGGCAAATGGCCTTCCCGGTGATTGCGACCGTCAATGCGAACGTCATCACGCTGACCGCGCGCAACGCCGGGGCGCTTGCCGCAAAACAGTCGATCCTGACCAGCCTGGCTGGCGACGAAGGTCCGCTGCAGCAGTACCTGACGGTTGCGGCCGCGATCGCCGGGACCGGCGTCCCTGCGCTGGGCGCAGCGCTTGCCGCGCTCGGCGACCAGGAATTCGACTACATCTGTTCGCCGTATGCGGACAGGACATCGCTGGACACGATCAGGGACTTTCTTGGCGGCACATCCGGCCGCTGGTCGTCGATCCAGCAGATCTACGGCCACTATCTGACCGTGATGTTCGACAGTTTTGCGAACCTCGCCGCGTTCGGCTCGGGCCGCAACGATCCGAACGTGTCGATCCTTGGCGTGGTCGATTCACCGTCGCCGCCGTGGCGGTGGGCGGCGGCCTATGGCGCGCGGATCGCCGGCGACAAGAATCTGGGCGGCGAGGTCGATCAGGCCTACCGGATCAGCGTTCCCGTGCAGACGCTCGACCTCGTCGGCATCCGCCCGCCGGCCTCGCGCGTCAACTGGTTTGGCATCACCCAGCGCAACACGCTCTATCAGGACGGCATCTCCGGGTTCAGGGTGCAGGCGGACGGCACGGTGACGCTGGACCGCGTCGTGACGACCTATCAGCTGAACAGCTACAACCAGCCCGACATCACCTGGCTGGACATCGAGACCCGGCTGCAGATGGTCTATTTCGTGCGCTACATGCGCCAGCGCATCACGCAGAAGTATGGCCGCTGCGCGCTCGCCGACGACAACCCGACCGGAAATCCCGGCATCGTCACGGCGAAAATCCTGAAAGCCGAATGCGTCCATGTCTACAGCGAACTGGAAGCCGGCGGCCTGGTCGAGAACTCCGACGCGTTTGCAAAAGCGCTGGTGGTCGAGCGCTCGGCCGATCCGAACCGCATCAATGCCTATCTGCCGGTCGACACCGTCAACCAGTTCCGCGTGTTCGCCGCCAACGCCACCACGTTCCTGCAATATCCCGCGTAAGGCCGCAGGCCTTATCGCGACCGCGACCGGCGCGAGCACTTGCCCGTCATCGCCAGCGTGACGTCTTCGTCATCGCCGGCGTGACGTCTTCGTCATCGCCAGCGCGACATCTTCGTCGTCGCCGGCGCGACATCTTCGTCGTCGCCGGCGCGTCTCTCCGCCCTGATCCAGTCTCAATCGAAAGGCAATCACCATGCACACCTCAGGCGGCCGCGTTTCCACCGTGATCGGCGGCGTGGCCTATTCCGCGCGCGGCGTCATCACGCTCGACCCGTCGAACATCGAGGTTTCCTCCGGCGTCAACCAGGACGGCAGCCTGTACCGCACGGTTGCGCCAAAGGCGCGGACCGCCGAACTGACCTTCGACCGCTTCGTCGACGTCAACGGGGTGCCGCTGCGCTGGAACGAAGATCTGATGCTGCTGACCAATCTCGGCATCACCTTCGTCGAGCAGGACACCGGCACGACGCACCTGCTGTCGGGCGGCTTCTTCACGGGAAAACCGCAGCTGGACACCTCGACCGGCGAAGTCTCCGGCCTTGGCCTTGCCGCTGACAGCTACAAGACCATCTGACGCGATCAACCGGAGCCAATCCCGCCATGCCAGAGACAGCAATCGTTCGCCTGAAGAAGCCGCTTCAGTCGCCCGAGGGCGAGGTCAAGCGGATCGTTCTGCGCGAACCGACCTTCGACGAATACCTGACCCACGGCGACCCGTATTCGATCGCCTTTGCGGCCGACGGAACGCCCTTCAGCGTCGAAAATGTCGACGTCATCAAGAAATACATTTCGATCTGCCTGGTCGAACCGAAAGACCCGGCGATCCTGCATCAGGCGAAAGCAGGCATCGCGCGCGAACTGAAAAATGCCCTGCTGGGTTTTTTCCAGCCCGACGCGGCGACGGCCGAAGCCTCCGCGACATCGGGGACGACATCGCCTTCGGCGGGTTCGGATCAAACACCTTCCATTCAATCCTGAAGCTGACGCTGTCGGAAATGCTCTACTGGCATTTGCGCATGGCCGCATGGTCGAAAAAGAAGCGGTAGCCTGATGGCGAAGATCATAGAGGCGAAAGCGGTCATCACGGCTGAAGACAAGACCGGGAAGGTGTTCGATGCGATCGCGAAGAAGATGGACGGCCTTGCCAGATCGGGCAAGACCGCCAGGGCCGTCGATCAGGTTGCCAAGGCGCTGGATCGCGCCAGGACGCAGATGGCGGCGATCGACAGGTTCGATCTATCGCGGGGCAGCTTCGCGGCTGCCCGACAGCGCTACAACGACGCGAAGGTCGCCGTCGAAGCTGCGGCGAAGGCGATGAAGGGCGCCGTCGCGCCGTCGCGCGAAATGGAGGCGAGCCTTCGGCGCGCGCAGGCGCAGGTTCGCTCGACCGCGAGAGCGTTCGACATCCAGAAGGAAGCCGTGCTGGCCAGCAAGCGCGCGCTTCAGGGAATGGGCGTCGATATCATGAACGCGGCCGCGCATCATACGCGGCTGCGCAAGGCGGTCGAACAGACCGGCGCCGCGCTCGACAAGCACGAGCGCCAGCAAATCCGCCGGCAGAACCGGCAGGTTGCGGTTTCCGGCGCGGCCGCCGCCGTCGGCGCGTGGGCCGGCCATGAAGTGAAAGCCGGCGCGAAAGCGACGCTGCACACTTACCGGGAATTCGACAAGGAACGCCGCTTCGCCAAAGCGGTCATGGACATTTCCGACGAGGAACAGGCGCCGCTCGTCAAGCAGGCGATCCACATGGGCGCCACGACCAAGTTCAACGACATTCAGGTTCTGGAAGCTCAGCGCGAACTGGCGGCCCGCGGCGTCAAGCGCGACCAGATCATGGGCATGATGGGGCCGGCTGCCTCGCTGGGGTCGGCGCTGGACCTGGACCTGCCCGATGCCGTCAAGCAGATGGAAGGCGCGATCTTCGGCTTCAAGAAGGCGATGGGGTCGCTGGAGGAAGCGCAGAGCTCGGCGCAGCAGACGGCCGATTATCAGGTCAAGGCGGCGAAGATTTCCGGCATGACGCCGGAAGATATCAGGCAGCTGTACAAGTTCGGTGCGACGCCGGCGCGGATGGGCCATGTCAGCGAAGCCTCGCTGCTCGGCTTTGGCGGCGTCCTGAAGAAGGCCAATATCGGCGGCGACGAAGCCGGCGTTGCCTTCCGCGCGCTGATGTCAACCGCGCAGGCGCCGACCGCCGGGGCGAAGACCGCGCTACTCGCGAACGGGCTGAACTACAAGAACTATCAGCATATGCCCGACCGGCTGGACGTCGCCCCGTTCGTCGACGATGTCGCCGCGCGATATGGCGTCAAGCTGAACAAGGGCGCACGCGCCGGCCTTTCGAAGATATTTTCCGATAAGGACATGATCTCCGATCCGGCGAAGTTCGCGCCGGCCGTCACCGCGCTGCTGCGTGATCAGCTGGAGGGGACGGATGCGAAAAGCCTGAAGTCGATCGCGGGAGCTGCGACGCGATATCGTGACAAGTCCGTCAATGAGGTCGATGCGAACGCCCTCATCAAGGACTTGCTGCCGAAGCTTGCGAACAATCTGCCGCTTGCGAATGCGCTGTTCGGCTCGAAGCAGGGCGGCCGCATCGCGACCGCGCTGGGTGACGGCGACACGCTGAAGCATATCATCGACGAAATCGAAAAAGGATCGGAGGGATATGCCGGCAAGATCGCCGCGGAACGGATGGCGGGCTTTGACGGCGCGGTCAGCCGCTTCGAAGGCGCGGTCAAGAACCTCGAAACCGCGATCGGCCGGGCGTTCGACAGCGATGGCAAGGGCGGCCCCCTGACGTGGGGGGCTGATATGGCTGGCCGTGCTACCCAATGGGCCGCTGAGTTGCCGCCATGGGCGGTCGGCACCGGCGCGATCGGGGCGGGCGTTGGCGGGGCGGCGGCGTCCATCTATGGCGGCTACAAATTCCTGCAGCTTGTCACCGCCGGCGGCGCGCTGACATCGTCGGCGGGCGCGCTTTCCGGCGCGGCGGCCGCTCTGACGTCAGCCGCAGCCGCCCTTGGCGGAGGCAAAGTGCCAAGTGTGGCGCCAGGTACGCCGCCGCCCGCGGCGACTGGCAGCCCGCTTCTGCTGGCTGGCGCCACCGTGGCACCGGTCGCTCTCGGGGGCGCTGCCGCGACCTGGTTTGCGTACAACAGCTTCAAGAGCAATCCCGAGGCCACGAAGGCTTATTCCAATCCACTGCTCGGGGCCATGGACCCCGATGGCGCCCTCGCCGCCGCCATTATGCACGCTGGCGAAATACCGCCGCCGGCCGATGACGTCTGGACCCATGGCGCCAAAGCAGTTCCGGCGGTCGCTCAACTGACCGGATCGGCCGAAGTCAAGGGCGAAGCAAGGATCGTCGTCGAAGCGGGTTCGTCGCTTCTCGATGTCGCCAGGCAGATGCAGAACGTGATCCGGCTCACCGGGACGCTCAACCCGAACGGCCCCGGGTCGCTGGGGCATTCGTCGCCGGATGCGGCCGCGCCGGCGCATGTCGGCTCGCAGGGGAATTCGCCGCTATGAGCAGCGCGCGCGACTGGCTGAAGACGCTCTGGAGCGCGTCCTGGAAGGGCGTTCCGTTCTTCGTCGAACATGACGGGGAGGACGGCGGGCGTCGCATCGTCGTGCATCAGTTTCCGATGCGGGACGAGCCGTATCTGGAGGACCTCGGCGAGGACAAGCGGGATTTTGCCGTCACCGCCTATGTGGCCTCCGATGCCGCCGACGCCGAGGCGGCCGCGCTGGTCGCGGCCTGCGCGGCGCGCGGCCCGGGCGTGCTGGTGCTGCCGGCGCACGGGCCGCTCACGGTCCGCTGCCTCAATTTCAAGCGGCAGCGGGAGAAGGACAGGCACGGCCATATCGCCTTCGAGATGGAATTCATCCGCGAAGGCTTTGCCTCGGCGCTGGCCTCGGTCGCCTCCCTGGCGAACCTCGTCTTCATCCAGGCGGACAGCATGGCCGCGGCAATCGCGGCAGCGTTCGTCTCCGGCCTGATGATTGCCGGGCAGCCGAATTTTGTCACAGGTCCGGCTGTTGCGCAGGCGCAAGACGCGTTCGCGACGCTGGAAGCGGTCCGATCGACACATCCGGTCGATGCGGCCGCGAGCGCTGTCCAGCGCGACGCGATCCAGAAGGGTTTTGATCTGGTTCCGGCGCGGATCGAGGACCAGGCCCGGATCAGCGCCATCCCGTCGGCGATCGTGGCGATCGCCCGCGCGCTTGGCGAT